TCTCGTTCAGGGCGGATGGAATGAGGCGTATCTGGACGAGCTGTGCCTATTCCCGGGCGGCGCATTCAAGGATCAGGTTGATGCCAGTTCCGGTGCCTTCGGTCGGCTGGTCGGCAATCGGCAAGCTGAAACGACCACAACGACGGTACGCGGGCTCTACTGACTACCGCAGCGCTTCACAAGCAATGCCGTCGTTGTCAGCATCGAGCCTGTGCGGATCGCCTGGTCCGCTGCGCTCGTAGAATTCTTGGGCTTCTCGCCATGTGCGGAAGTCCGAGCAGTCCATATCACGCTGGGCCAGAGCGGAGCCGGTGCACAGCAAGGCAAACATGGCCGTAGCCAATAGCAATTTCATGATGATGTCCCCCCAAAGACAATGGGAGGATGACATAGCGGGCCGGGGAGTCAATCCGCTGCGGCCGCCCAAAAAAAGCCCCACCGATTGGCGGGGCTGAATTTTACATTACCGGTGCCGGTGCCATCGGATCTCCGGCTGGGGCGGCCATCGGGTCCACGCTGGGAGGTGGCGGGGGCGGTGCCGCGAAGTCTGCTTGCGGATTGTCGGTACCGGTATTGCTGCAAGCAGCGATCGAAACGGTCATCACAAGCATGACCGGAAGCATCAGATATTTCTTCATAGCTGTCCCACTTTGTTTCCAGTTGCGATCCATGCGGATCACGGAGCTGTTACCAGTGAAGTTGGGCAGGGACCCGGCCTCGAAGAGGCGATTTTATGCTGAATTGGGGCCGTCTCGACCATGACCGACGCCGTTGATACCAAGCACCCTCTCTGGACCGCGATGGCGGATAAGTGGGAGCTTATGCGCGACACGACGGCCGGGGAAACGGTGGTCAAGGAGGCAGGAACCAAGTATTTGCCCCAGCCTTCCGGCTTCTCCGCACAGAAGGACGGCGGCCGGGCGCTGTATGAGGCGTATCAGAAGCGGGCTCAGTTCCCCGAGATCGCCGAGCCCACGATCCGGGGCATGGTGGGCGTGATCCATCGCACCGAGGCTCAGATCGAAATGCCCAAGGCGATGGAGCCGTTGTGGGAGAAGGCGACCAAGGATGGCCTGCCGCTCGAGGCTCTGCATCGTCGGATCACCGCCGAGTTGCTGACCCAGGGCCGCTACTCGCTTCTGGCAGATGCCGCGACCGAGGGCAGCGATCTGCCTTGGCTCGCAGGGTACACCGCCGAGGCGCTGATCAATTGGGCCGATGACCGCTCTCTGTTCGTCCTCGATGAAAGCGGCTTGAAACGCGAGGGCTTCCGGTGGGAACAGGAGCAGCGTTTCCGCGTGCTGGAGATGCGGGAAGGGCACTACACGGTCCAGACCTACACCGGGACGGAAAGAGCCGCTGGCGAGGCTCTGACGCCCTCGGGGCGCGGCAATGCCAAGCTGTCCGAGATTCCATTCGTGGTGATCGGCGCACAAGATCTGTCTCTGGCTCCCGAAGTTCCGCCGCTGACCGGCGTGGCGCGGTCATCGATCGCGCTTTATCAGCTCTCGGCGGATTATCGCTGGCAGTTGTTCATGACGGGCCAGGAAACGCTTGTTGTCATCAACGGCGACGCGCCCGAGGCCGTCGGGGCAGGGGCCGTTATTGCGATCAAGCAGGGCAGCGGTGACGAGGCAGCCCGGCCCGATGTGAAGTATGTCGGTCCCGCCGGAACAGGTATTGAGGCCCATCGCGTCGCCATGCAGGACGAGAGGCAGAACGCGGCCCAGGCGGGCGCGAGGCTTTTCAACAGCGCCGAGAGCCGGACGGCGGAGAGCGGTGATGCTTTGCGCATCCGGTTCGCGGCCGAGACTGCCACGCTGACCAGCATTGCCCAATCCAGTGCCCAGGGGCTGGAGAAGGCGCTGCGGCACATCGCGGTGATGATCGGGCAGGACCCGGAAAAGGTCACGGTCAAGCCGAACCTATCGTTTGTCGATGCCACTCTCAGCCCGGCCGAAGCCGAGGCGCTGGTGCGGGTGTGGCAGTCAGGCGCAATCTCGTACCAGACGCTCTATGAGAATTTGCAACGGGGCGAGATTGCATCGGCCGAGCGGGATCACGAGGGTGAACTTGGGCAGATCGACAAAGAGGACGTTGACCGAGGCCTGGCCACGGATGAGGCAGGGCTGCTCCCAGACGCTTAACCGAATTTCGTCTTCAGGACGTTGGTTAAGGACTGGAGCATTTCCGGATTGCTCCAGAGTAGCCATGCACAAAGAACGATAGCCGCAAGCAGGGCGAGGCCGAATAGCTTTCGGAACACCGAGAACACCAACCAAAGGACAAGAGCCGCCACGGCGATGGCAATCAGGGGATAGGTATCGCTTGGAATCGTCGGTCTCCGGAATCAAAGATTAATCCCACATATTCCGCCGCCTCAGGGCGGCTTTTTCATGTCTGCGAGCCGCGCAATCGCAGCCAATTGACTACGCGGGCGTTTACCGTTGTCCCAACCAAGGAGAAGGACAATGGTCAAAGCGGAAGATATCAAGGAACACGCCGAAGTCATCGGTGCTGATGGGGTTCACGTCGGCAAGGTCGATCGGGTTGAAGGCGACCGGATCAAGTTGACCAAGGAAGACAGCGGAGAGGGCTCCCACAAGGGGCATCACCACTACATTTCGATGGGGCTCGTCGCCGGCATTGAAGGTGACAAGGTGCGCCTTTCGGCGGATGCAGATGTTGCGGTGACTTTCGAGGAGGAAGAAGGCGGCGGCGTTGCCTAGACCAGTATCCAGCGCGTTTGCGTAGCCCGGCCACAGTGCCGGGCTTTTTCATGCCCGAGATTCGGGCTTCCAACACAGGAGACGGCCGATGGCCCTCAAGACCATTCTCGATACTCTGGACGACGTTCCGGAGGCGCTTCACGCGGAATATAAGGAGGTCGACGGCAAGTTCGTCCTCGATCTGGAGGGCATCGACGCCCATCCGACAGTCGTGAACCTCAAGACGGCCCATGAGCGTCAGAAGCAGACCAACCGCACGCTCACGACGGACTTGCAGGCCGCAAAGACCCGCCTCGAAGGTCTGCCCGATGATTTTGATGCCGACGCCTACGAGGCTCTGGTCCAGCAGGCCGAAGGCAAGACACCGCCCAAGACCGACGAGCAGGTCGCCCAGGTCCGCCAGCAGCTTGAACGCAAACATCAAGCCGAGCTCGCCAAGAAGGACGAGCGGATCGGCACCCTCGAAAGTGCAGTGACCAAGGCCACGATCGACGATGGCCTCTCCAAGGCCCTCGATGAGGCCGGGGTTGATCCCGCCTTCAAGCCCGGGGCTATGGCACTGCTGAAGTCCAAGGGCGCTGTGAAGCTGGTCGAGGAGGACGGCGAGTTCAAAGCCCAGGTCGAAACCGATATGGGCCCGATGCCGCTCTCCAATTACGTCAAGGATTGGGCCGGCGGCGACGAAGGCAAGATCTACGTCAAGAAGCCCACCGGCGGCGATGCCACCGGCGGCAACGGACAGAAGTTTACCGACAACCCCTTCGATCCGAAGAACCCGAACCTCACCAAGCAGCAGGAACTCATTGCTGCCAATGACGCCAAGGCCCGCCAGATGGCGCAGGCCGCCGGCGTGAAACCCTACTGGTAGGCTAAGGCCTGCCGTCATCTCCGGCGTCGATGACGCCACGCCAAAGCAGCCGGGCCCGACGGGATGGCTGACCAACTCTCCAATCATCCCTTCATCAAAGGATATCTCTCATGGCTACCACTCGCCTGAGCGACGTCATCTATGGCCCGCTCTTTCTTCCCACCACGATCCAGCGCATTGCCCAGCTTTCCCGCATCCGCAATTCGCCGATCGTTTCCACCGACGCGGAGCTGCAGCGCTTCGCTAATGGTCCCGGCGATCTCGTCCAGATGCCGTTCTGGAACGATCTGACGGGCAACTCGAATGTCTCGACCGACGACCCGGCCCAGAACGCCACGCCCAACAAGCTGACCCAGGGTCAGGACATGGCGCGCAAGATTCGGCGCAACAATGGCTGGCAGTCCGCCAACCTCGTTGCCTCGATGCTCGCGGAAGACCCGCTCGATGCCGTTGCCCAGCTCATCGCTGAGTATTGGGTGCGCGAAGAACAGCGGATCATGGGCGAGCAGATGCGTGGCGTGTTCGAATCCGCCGGCATGGCGGGCAACGTGCTCGACGTCGCATCCGAAGACGGCGCGGTGACGCCCGTTTATTTCGACGCCGAAGTCGCCGCCAACGCCTACGCGCTGCTCGGCGAATATGGTCAGTCGCTCTCGGCGGTGCTGATGCACTCCCGCGTGTTCTGGAACTTGCATGCGGCCCGCGCCATCGAATATGGCAAAGACCCCGTGACCGGGCTCGACTTCACGCGCTGGGACGGCAAGGACGTGTTCGTGTCCGACCAGTGTCCCCGCGAGGCGGGCGACACCTCCGGCTACAAGTACACCTCGTACCTGTTCGGCAACGGCGCCCTTGGTTATGCCGAGGCGACCGGTGAAGGCGGGCCCAAGAAGCCCGTCGAGATCGACAGCGTAGCCTCGGCCGGTAACGGTGAGGGCATCGAGACGGTCTGGTATCGCCGGCATTGGGTCATGCATCCGCGTGGCGTTGCCTTCACCGGCACGCCGGCTTCGGCTTCTGGTGTCACCGACACCGAACTGGCCGACGGCGACAACTGGACCCGCGTGTACGATCCCAAGCTGATCCGCATGGTGGCCGTGACGACCAACGGCTAAGGGCAGGGGCCACGGCCCCACCCGCTCTTTCCTTCCCCCATTCGCGAGGACATTCCGATGTCGAACAAGAACGATCCGGCAATGGCTGAGGCCGTTGCCCGGGCGGCGGAGTCGCGCGCCCAAATCCTCCGCTCCAAGGCGGCCACCAACCCGGCCTATGCCAAGATGGCCGATAAAGCCGAACGTGAAGCCCAGAACGCGTCCCGTCGTCTTGCTGGTCTGCCTGAAGTCCATCCCGACCCCGAGGGCACCACCCAACATCTCGCCGATAGCGAGGGCAACTTTGCCGCCAATGCCGATGTCGCCGCAGTTGGTGGTATCGGCATCAAGGCCAGCAACACCGATGTCTCGACTGGCGAGCCGGCGCAGACCATCGATCAGGCCGGCGTGGCCGTGACCGAAGGCGCTCAGAAGATCGTCGGCGATCAGCCGGTCGGTACGGCTGCGACAAGCCGGATCGCTGAGACCGATGAGACGCGTGCCGCCGTGTCCATCCCGGCCGACTGGCAGGGCATGACATGGCAGGAGCGGCGCTCGCTGGCCTCCAAGCTCACCGACGATCCCGTCTCCAATGGTGAGCAGGCCAATGCCGCGATCGAGGCTGAACTGAAGCGTCGGGCCGCGAAATGAGCCGGATCAAAGGCGCGGTGACGCCACGCAAGGTCAATGAGGCCATCGCCAAGGTTTCGGATGCCGAAGGGCAGACCGTGGCTGCCGGCACCGATGGCCTCGCCGCTGGAACGGTTCAGGACGCGCTTCAATCGCTCGCCACCCGTATCCAGGCTCTCGAAGACGCCGCTGAATAAGCGGCGACCGATATAGCCGGAGACGCGCGCGCCTCCGGCCCCCTCAATCATTGGAGGTCGCCATGATCGGCATGAACCTTATGCACGCCCGTTCGGGCTTTTCTGGCATCGTTGATGCCGTGTCCGTCGACCCCCAAGGCAAGGCGATATGTCGGATCAAGGATCATTGGTTCTTCGTCAGTGACTGTCGATCCGCTCGTGGCTGAGATCGTGTCCTTAGCTGATCGCGCGAAGGACGAGGGACCGCGTGAGCCTCATTGGTCGGGGGAGTGTCTTTGTGGTGCCTGCGGCCATGAATGGCAGGGGGTTGCGCCCGTAGGGAACGAAGATCATCTCGAATGCCCCAACTGTCACCGTCATTGGGGCGCCGCCAAACACGCGGTTGTGCCGCCGGTTGCTTTTTGGCGCTGCAACTGTAGCGAAACTCTCTTCTGGCTGACCCCAGACGGGTCGATGTGCCGTCGATGCGGCGCAATCTCAAGCGATTGGGCGGATTGATCGATGGCTGGTTCTTCGTTGAAGAATGTGGCGCGGACTAATCACAGCCAAGCGGACCATCATTGTGCATCGTCTTCCGAGCCGTTAGTCGGCGAGCAGCCCTCGCCAAGGCCAACGTGAGTGTCGTTCGCAAGATACAGGGTCGCTTGGTCGCAAAGGAAGTGCGTTGCGCCGTCTGGGTCTGCCTCCTTCATGGCAGTCAACTGCTCTGAGCTGATTGGTTCATTCAGCACAAGCTCAATCAATATCGGCTCGCTGTCGAGAAATTGCGTCGTGCCTCCGAATATTGAGGTCGACGGGTCCTCAGGGCGCACGAAATCTGCGTCGATGAGCACGATCTCCATCTGCGATCTCGTTTCGACGACCTCCAGTTCGTCCTCTTGCGCATAGCCAGAGGCCGCGAGCGCTATGAGGCTCAAAGCGAACGGTAATGCCAACGTTCTTTTCATGGTCCGACCCTCATTCGAAGGACCGTGACCAAAGAATGGGACGATCACGAGACGATTAAGTGGCTCCTTTGTGGAGCATCGCCCATAGGCTTTCGGTTCGCGTGAGGATGAAAATGTCTGACCACTACGGTGAACTGCTCGACGCACTCGAATATCACGAGGCGCGTGGCAACGCGGCCTGGACTGCTGAAACCGTCACCGACGATCAGCGAACCTCCGCGCTTATTCGGGGCTCTCAGGCCCTCGATGCACTCTATGGCGCTCGATATCCCGGCGTGATCGCTTCGGCCGACCAGTACCTTCTCTGGCCGCGTGAGGACGTCGTGTGGCGCGGGACTGAGTTGGCCGACGATATCGTGCCGGCTCCGATCGTGAGGGCCGTCTATGAACTGGCTCTGCGCGAACTGGTGCGGCCCAATTCGGTGTTGCCCGACGTGACGCCAGGCTCGGTCAAGAAGTCGGTCGCGGTCTCTGGCGCAGTCTCGGTCACCTATGCCGTAGGCTCCAACCCGGCGAGGGACATGCAGCCCGTGTTCGGAATGGTGGACGGCATTCTTGTCGATCTGCTGCTGGCCAAGCCGGGGGGAACGAGCGTCACGACGCTGGCGAGGTTCTGATGTCCGATTTCTACGGAGAGATGGCCGGTATCGCTTCGGAAATTCTGGCCGAGTTCAAACAGGGCGTGATCACTCTGACTAAGACCGTGCCGGGCGAGCCTGATCCATCCACGCCGTGGATACCGGGCGAGCCGGTCGAGGTCACATATCCTCTCGACGCAACGGCCAAGCCGGTAAGCGAGGAATTCATCAACGGCACCACGATCGTTGCCACCGATATCGAGATTGTCTCGGCTGTATTCGGTGCTGATCCCGATCCCGCCGACCAGATGGAAATCGACGGCCGGCCCGCGACGATCATCGAGGTCGTGCGGATACCGGCCGCCGGCACTGTTGTGGCGTGGCGGCTCATTATTAAGGGGTAAGCTGCCGAAAGAAATCCTTCCGGCGTTTGCGGATGTGTCGAATGAACCAGTGAGTGTTTTTGAAGGTATCGTCGGTTCTCAGCAATCTCGCATATGCCTCGCGCGCCTCATCGCTTTCATTGATGAGTTCGAGCATGTCTATGACGTAATCCTCAACCAATTGCCCGGACGCGCCGTTCAGCAATCGGTCCCTTTGAATGGCGGCGGCAGTTTCGATCAGATTGCACAGGTCTCCGAATGCAACCATTCGTTCGTGCGAGTCTATTGCGGTCCTGAAATAGCGATCCCATGCTCCGATGAAGGTATCGGATAAGGCTATGGCCGCAGCAGCAGAAGTCGCCCTTCTACTTTGACGGCTTTGGGAAGCAGTATAGAGGAGGGAGGCTGCGCCAACCGGCACGCCCACCAGCGTTGCCAATTGCGCCCAGAACTCCATGTCATTCCCTGGGCGGCTTCTCAGAACTACCTCGGCTCGCTGCGCTGACGCCAGCCGTAGTTTCCGGAGCTGGGGCTCCGCTCGAAGTCGTAGCTGACGACCCAAGTCCAGCAAACGGCTTCCCGAGATGAACTCTCGTCTGGGCTTTAATGATAACCTGCTGTTCAGAAACAACTTTCGGCTTTTCTTCGGTCATCACCGGTGCCCTCGAATCCTATTGCAGCGTTTAAAGCGATAAAGGAGGCTAACGACATTGGCAACACAACGCCAGATATTCGAGGCTCTTGCCGCCCGGTTCGAGCCCCGTCTTCGCGATGCCTTCCTCGAGGCGATCATCGAGATCAAGTCCTCCGTGACGCTGCGCCTGCTCGTTGATCGCCTGGAACGCGGTGATATTCAAGGCGCTTTGGACGTGCTCCAGATCGAGCGGGAAGCCTTCGGGCGTTTCGAACTTCTGATCGGGGAGGCATATAACTCCGGCGGGATCGCCCAAGCCGACGCTTTGCGATTGCGCGATCCCGAGGGCAACCGCATCGTGTTCCGCTTCGGTGTTCGCAATCAGGCGGGGGAGGCATGGCTTCGTGAGCATTCCTCATCGCTGGTGACCCGCATCGTCGATGATCAGCGCGAATCCCTCCGCACTGCCCTGACGGAAGGTTTGGCCGCCGGGCAGAACCCGCGAATCACGGCGCTCAACATCGTGGGGCGCACGAACAGGGCCACAAACGCTCGCGAGGGTGGCATCATCGGCCTCACGACCCAGCAGGAGCGCTTCGTCACTTCCGCCCGGCAAGAGCTGCTTTCTGGCGATCTTGCGATGCTTCGGAATTACCTGGGCCGGGCGCGGCGAGACAAGCGCTTCGACGCCACAGTGCTTAAAGCGATCCGTGAAGGAAAGCCGCTGCCGGCAGAGACGGTGCAACGCATTTCTGGCCGCTATGCCGATAGGCTGTTAGCGCTCCGGGGCGAAATGCTCGGACGGACGGAAACGCTCAATGCCTTGGGTAAGGCGCGAGACGACGCGATGAGCCAAGCCATTGCTTCGGGCAAGGTCGATGCCCGGTTCGTGACGAAGCACTGGCGCCGATCGCCGGCAGAGCATCCTCGGATGCAGCACACGATCATGTCGGGGCAATCGGTGCCTTACAATGAGCCGTTCGTGATGCCGGACGGAACGCGGATGGCTTTCCCTCACGATCCGAGGGCGCCCGCTCATCACACTGTCGGCTGCAAATGCCTCGTTGAATATAGGGTGGATTACATCGGCCAGTTGGTCGAGCAGCGCCGAGCGTCTTGATGGCCGATACCTTTGCTGCAGCGGTCGGCGATTGGGTGGAGCGCGTAAAAGGAGTGCACGAGGCGATATTTCGCGAGAGCGTGCAGCGCCTGGTGACTGAGCTCAACACGCTGGTCCCTGTTGGCAATACCGCCTTCCTGCGGTCTTCGCTACAAGCCTCGGCAAGCGCAATGCCGGAATTGGTTCGGCCCAATCCCGGCAAGGCCGATGAGAGGTTTGAAGCCGAGATATCGCTGGTAATAGCTGGAACCCAGATCGGTGAAACGATCTACCTTGGATATACCGCAGAATACGGCGGCCACGTCCACTACGGAACGTCAAGGATGGCAGGGCGCCCTTGGGTGATGATGGCGGCCCAGCGCTGGCCGATCATCGTGCAGGAGGTCGAGGCGGAGACAATGGCTCGCTTGGGCCTGAATTGATCTACTCCAGCCTCAATAGGGCCGAGTAGGGGCCGACCATAGCCAACCTCAAGGCCTCGGCCCCGCGCTCGGTTTCCGTGCCTCGCTGGTAACGTGCGTCGGCGATCTGCCGCATGACGTCGTGCAGCAGCGTTTCGACTTCGTCGTCTGACATAGGTTTTTGATTGGCCATCGGCCAGGAGCGTATAGGAATGGCCGATCCAACGGAAGCAGTTATGGCGGCGCTGTTCGCGCGCATCATGACCTTGCCCAATGCGCCGCCGATAGCTTGGCCCAATGTGAGCTTCACTCGGCCAGCGGATGGTCGCTTTCTCCGGGTCCAGTTCGTGCCGAACGCCACAAATCGGCGCTTCATCGGCTCGGATGATCCGCACCAATATCTTGGACTGTTGCAGATCAGCGCTTACGACAAGCTGATTTGGGGCGAGCATTCGGTGCGGCAAGCGGCGGGGCAGGTGGCCGCACATTTCCCGACCGACCTCCGGTTAGGCGAGATCGGCGTGCGCATCACCAAGCGGCCCAACGTTTCAGACATGATTATCGAGGAGGACCGCGTTCAGGTCCCGGTGATGATCGAATGGGAGTGCTACGCCTAGCACTCCGGCCGTTCCGCGCCCCTTCGGCAAGGGCTCTCAGACATAGGAGGGCGATATGCCCACACTCTATCCCGTTGCCGGGCAGCGGATCTATATCGGCCCGGCTATGGAACTGCCGGACGACGACATGACGGCTGCCGATTTCGACGACATCGAATGGGTCGAGATCGATGGTTGGGAGACGCACGGCGCTATTGGCGATGCTGCGGCGCTTATCACCACGCCGCTCATTAACCGCGGGCGGGACATTAAGCAGAAGGGCACGCGCAACGCCGGATCGATGCAGAACAACTTCGCGATCATTCGTGACGACCCCGGCCAGATCGCGCTCATCGCCGCGTCGGTGACCAACCACAATTACCCCTTCCGTATCGTGGGGAATGATGCACCTGCCGTCGGCAGCGCCCCGACGCCATCCGAGCGTCTGTTCCTCGGCCTTGTAATGGGTGTCCCAGAGCAGGGAGGCTCGGCCAACACCGCGCAGCTGATGCAGAGCACGGTCGAGGTGAATTCCAATATCGTCCGCGTCGCTGCCGCAGCGGGCGCATAAGGAGAGACTTATGGCGACGAAAAAGACTGAAACCGCTGCTGAAGGGCCGATTGACCTCTCTGGGTTCGATGACATGGTGCAGCGCCAAGAGGAAGGCATTCTTGTGCCGATCAAGGGACCGGACGGGCGATCTTCCCTTGGGTTCAGCATCAAGGTTGCAGGACCGGATAGCGAGAAGGCTCAGGAAGCTCTCGACGCGATCCAGGCGGAGCTTGTCGAACAGGCATCGTTGGAGTCTGCTAGCGCCCGCGATATCGCTCAGCGACGCCTTCGCTATTTCGCAAAGGTCACGCTCGATTTCGTGCCTGACAAACGCACAGACGGCACCGTTCCCGATGTAGCGATTAAGCTCGACGGGGCTCCGCTGCCATTCTCGGAAGAAAATGCGGCCAAGCTCTATCAGCGCTTCCGCTTCATCTACCAGCAGGTGCAGACCAAGGCGGATACCCGTGCCGCTTTTTTGACCAGCTCACCGAGCGCCTAAAACATGGCGTAAGGGACCGGGTGGCGGGTCGCCGTGTCCGCCTCCCGCCAGCGGCTGAACGTGTATGGGAATGGTTCTGGCGACTCGACCGGACCCGAAACGGCAATGGGTATGGCCCCAACCGGCTGACCTATGTGGACATCAGGTCGGCCTTCGGTGACCGGCCTGAGGAATGGGAAACCCTGGCCCTCCTACTGATGGACGATGTCCGGATCGGGATTTGGGCTAAGGAGAGCAGTACCGAGCCCAGCGAACGAGCAGTGTCGCAGCGCGAGCTTTCGACCGAATTATTCGACGCCCTGTGGTCATAGACTGAGGTTTTGATATGGCTGGACCGACACTCGGGCTGAGCATTCAATCGCAGGAGGCGGTTTCCGCAGCTGCGGATATGGATCAGTTCGTGGCCTCTGCTGGCAAAGCAGAGCGCGGTGCCCAAGGTGTCGGTCGGGCTTCTCGAGAGATGGCAGCTGCTATCGGATCGGTGACCGCAGTACTCGCAAATATCGAGCGTCACACCAGTGCAACGGCCTCGGCCATGGAACGGGGACAAAAGGCTACCGAAATGGCCACCCGGTCTTATGGCCAGGCCGACCTAGTAATGCAGCGATTTATTGAACGGCAGACTGGCGTCGCGCGCGCAACGGCTCAATGGGAAGGTCCCCTCGCCAATGTATCCGATGAGCTGGACCGGATGCGCGCACGTTTTAACCCGCTATTCGCGGCCCAACAGCGCTTTGAATCCGCCACGGCCGAAATCAACCGGGCGCAACGCCTCGGCGCCATAACGGCCGATGAGGCGACGGCCGCAGTCATGCGCGAGCAAGCGGCTTACGATGGGCTAACCGCTTCGCTGCGTGCCAACCAAGCAGCCGCGACGGCTGCTCGAACAGTCAATGCAGCGCACACCACGAACCTCCTGTTCCAGGCGCAAGACATTGCCATGATGACGGCCATGGGACAGAACCCGATGATGCTTGCGATGCAGCAAGGCACACAGGTCGGCGGGGTTTTCCATCAGATCGGGAACAGCCGACAGATCGTCCAAGCCCTTGGCGGTGCTGTGATGGGGCTGCTCAATCCGCTCAATCTTGCCACTATTGCCGCCATCGGGCTTGGCGCTGCCGGCGTGCAGGCTTTCGTAGGCATGCTGAATAGCGGCGAGGATGCCACGCGCACGTTGGAGGATCACGTTGCTTGGTTGAGTGAGCTGTTGCGCGGCTACGACGAGCTGGAAAATGCCGTTCGGGACTATATCGAGGAGGCAAGTCGTCTTCCTGCATCACTGGCTCGACTAGAGATCGGCGGACAGATTGCTGAGGACCTGCGGTTACTCGAAATGGTGCAAAACCGGATCGAGAACTTCCGCATTCGCGATGACGCATTCCTGACCTTCGGCTCGATCAACGAAGACCTGGCCGTACTTCGCCAGATCAAGGGCGAGTTTGACGCCAACATCATTTCGGCCGAGGAGTTTGCCCAAAAGCTCCAACTGATCCAGATGAATGACAACGTCGATGCGGAAGTTCGTCGGATCGCAGGGGAGTTTTATAATGCCACCCGTGAGGCTGCTGAACTAGAGGCGCGGATCGGCGGAGCACAGATGGCCTTGGCCGGGCTTTCCGATGAGGCGGCCATTGCCGCCACCCGCATGGCCAATCTGCGCGCATCGTTCGACATGCTCGGAAGCGGCGATTTCACCAATGCCGGGCTAGAAGCGGCGCTACAGGCGCCGATCGATGCCATGGAGAAAATCCAGGGCATGGTGCCGGAGATCAGGACGCAGCAGGAGGTGGCAGCCGATTTGCTGGCCGAAGCCCTAAACAGCCCGTCAGCAGCCGTCAGAGATCAGGCCCAGGAGGCGTTCGATCAGTTCGTGCGGAATACGGACATCCTCACCGCCCGACGCGAGGCCAGCCGCTCCGCAAGGGGGCAATCGCCAACTGATCGTTGGGGTTCGGCCAATGACAACTTCCAGCAGCGCATCGATCAGCTTCATCTCGAAATCGAGCTGTTCGGCCAGTCCACATATGAGGTCGCCCGCCAGCAGGCCGCGTTCGATCTTCTGAACCAGGCTAAGCAGGCCGGCATTCCGATCACGGCCACCGTGACGGATCAAATCAATTCCATGTCGTCGGAATATGCCGCCGCAACGGTTCAACTTGAGATGATGGCCCGTCAGCAGCAGCAGGCGACCCAGATCAACAGCCAACTCGCCAGCGGGTTCTCCAGCCTGTTCACGGGCATCCTCGACGGCTCTAAGAGCGCTGTGGAGGGAATTGGAGACCTACTTCGGTCTCTGGGGCAATTGCTGATCAATCAGGCCTTTCAGACGCTCTTTTCGCCCGCAGCGGCTGGCGGCTTGGGCTGGGGCATTGGGGGTGGCGGAGGCGGCCTTCTCGGCGGGATGATAATTCCTGGCATCCTCCACGATGGAGGAATTGCCGGCCTGCATGGCTATGGTCATAGCCGAGCCTTCCCCGCAACGATCTGGGCCAGTGCACCGCGTTACCACAATGGCGGCATCGCGGGTCTCAAGCCCAATGAGGTGCCGGCGATCCTTGAGCGCGGCGAACGGGTCATTCCGGCCAATGGGAATAGCGGTTCGGCGAACCAAAATCAAAAGGTCCAGGTCACGATCAACGTCAACGGCGCGACTGGAAATGCAGAAGTTCAGCGGATGGTTGCTGAGGGTGTTGCCCAGGGCATGAAGACGGTCGAACGCAACTTCGGCAACATGCAGACCGAATACCAGATGAGGAACGGGTGATGGTGCTCAGCGCAGCGACATGGCCCGTTCACCTCTGGCCCAGCCGATCGGACTTCATGCTTGAAAACCAGAGCCGCACAGGCGGGGTTTCGATCCTCGGCAACGAACAGGTCACGGTGGCGCCTTCCGGCCGCTGGAAGGCTCGCCTGACGATCCCAGCTATGAATGAGCGCACTATCCTCGATTGGCGTTCTTTTGTTGGCGGGATGGGCGGCAGAGCAGGGACGGTGCTCGTCCCGACATGGAACGTGTTCCGCGCCCGTGACGCCAATGGGCGGCGCTTAGATGAGAAGTCAGCGGCGCGTTGGGGTGGCGATATCGATCAAGAGGGTGTCGCTTTCGACCTATCCGGCTGGGGGCAAGATGATACGCCGGTCTTTGCCACGCTTGCAGAGCCCGCCGCGCTCAATGCCACCCAGATCGCCGTCACCTATGCGCCGGGGATCGACGGTGTGCGTCCGGGTCAATACTTCGGCATCGGGCTGCGGCTCTACATGGTGACGCAGACCTGGCAAGAGGAAGAGGGCGAGCCGACCCAGATCAGGTTCACGCCATGGCTGCGCGAGGACGTCGCGGCCGGCGGGACAGTGATCATAGATCGTCCGGTTTGTCTGATGCGGTTTGCGCAGGACCAGACTGGTGAACTTGAGCTTGATACGGGCCGCTGGGGAAATGGCGGTTTGGAATTTGTTGAGGCGTGGTGAAGTCCTTGCCGGTAAGAATGGTGACTCTACCGTCCCACCCGTCAAGCGCCGAATAATAGGCATCCAAACTTATGCCGAGTTGTTTAGCGCGTGTGGGGCCTGACCTCTCAAGCTCAAGCCGGATTTCGAAAATATGCGCGCTGTTGGCTCGTGCAACAAAGTCCTCGCCCGGTGGAGCATAAGCCAATTCCACCTGCGTATTATCGGGGTAGCGGGCGCCAGCTTGGTCCTGCCAGGTAATCGTGAAGGCGAAGCTCCGAGCGTAGGGGCGTACATCGACAGTGCGGATACGAACGCGCTTCTCGATTTCGTGTGGGATTAAGTAGGGCATGGTACGGCGCCACTAAATCCTTTTTTTGCTGGGCGAGCGGCTTTGGTACTGCTCAAGGATGCGCACCACTGCGCTGATGCGAGATGACGCATCATTGACGTTCTTTCCAGCAGGCTGGTTCATCTGCGTCATCGGATATATCCCCTTTGTCTGTGGATGATCCTTGAAATTCGATACCACGCAGATTGTTCCATCGCCGCCTTCGGGCGGCTTTTTCATGCGCAGGATTCCGAATGGGCTACTTCTCCCAAACCATCGAGGCCAAGCTCGCTGGCCGAGAGGTGGCGGCGGCATTGCTGACATATGCGCAGTTCCGTGAGACACCCCGGCGCTGGTGGAACGGCTTCGGCACTGTGCGCCTCGGAGGTGAGGATTGGCTTGGTGTTGGCGAGTGGGTGGCCATCGACGGACTTGAGCAGCCGAACGGTACGGTAGCGCCCAAGACCACGCTGACGCTGTCGGGCGTCGATGCCACTATCGTCCAGATGGCGCGGCAGGCCTCCAACCGGGTGAAGGATCGGCGCATCACGGTCTATGTGAATTTCTGGGACCTGACCGACATGATCCCGCTCGATCAGCCCTATGCGATCTGGTCGGGGAAAATGGACCAGATGAGTTATTCCGCCCAGGGCGCCAGTATGCGCTCGGTAAAGCTCACCGCCGAAAGCGTGTGGGTGAACCGGAAGAACCCGCCCTATGGCTTTCTGACCGACCGCGACCAGAACTCGCGCCATCCCGGCGATCGTGGATTGGAGCAGGTGGTCGATCTTGTGCAGAAAACAACCCGGTGGCCCGTGCTGTGATCAGGGCGGCGACTTTCGACGACCTGCCCGCCGTGCTGGACATGGTGACTGATCTTCACGCTTCGACCAAGATGGCGTTGGAGATCGATCCTGCTGCGACAATGGGCTTGCTGCGGCGCCTTGTCGGCTCCGCTGACGGGCTTTTGCTGGTTGCCGAGGCGGATGGTGCCGCGAAGGGTTTTCTGGCCGCCACCGTAGGCGTGACGCCGATATCGTTCGAGCAGGTCGGTATGGAGCTTGGATGGTGGGCTGGACCAGAGGCGAAAGGCGCTGGTCTGCGCCTGTTGGTTCTCTATGAGCGCTGGGCGAAATCGAGGGGGTGCCGGTTCGTCCGGATGAGCACCCCGCCGCACAATGAGCGAGCCGCGCAAATCCTCGGGAGGCGCGGCTTTTTCGTATCCGAAGTTGCTTGGGCTAAGGCAATCTAATGGCGGTCTTCTCTGCGATTTCCTCGGCGCTCATTGGCGTCGGCCTACACATCTTTGGCGCGACGGCGGCGGGATGGGCGGCCGCGACGGCTTTTGCCAATGTCGTGCTCGGGGCGGCGTTCATCGGCGGCTACACGCTGTTTGCACGTGCGGCCGCGCCGTCGATGAAGACGCCACAGGCCCAGGCGGTTCTCAACCAGTCGGTGGGGCCGCGTGTGCGGGGCTATGGCCGTGCGCTGCTCGGCGGCACCCGAGCCTTTTTCGATACCAAGGATGGCTACCTCTACCAGGTGATTATGATGCACCACGGGGAGATCGATTCCGTCGAGCACTTCCGGGTCGGGGATCGGATCGTCTCGCTGGATGGTAATGGCGACGTAACCAACAGCGAATTCGTCACCAGCACCTCGAATGTACGCATCCGCTCGCATCTGGGCTCGCCTAACCAGGCGGCGGACAGCCT